GATTGCTAATCCGTTGGTCTGGTGTCGGTTGTCCTACTTGCCCTGACTTTGCGATGCCGGGGGCACAAAACGCGCGTCGATGGTTAGTAGGTCTATCCCCTCCCCCAAACGGGCCGATTTTGGAAGTCGCCATTTCAACCGCGCTTACTGAGTTCGCTCGCGCCTTGTTTTCTTTTCGTGGGCGTGTTTGGTTTTGTTTATGGAGTTACCATATGCCTAGACGAAGTGCAAGCAGCGCGCAGCCTACGACAATCCAGCCGATAGGCCAGAGCAAGATCAACGGCGATTTTATGCGCATCGCGATGTCGAATGCGACGATTGCGGAAAAGGCCGCAATGATTGGCTGCCACAAGAACACGTACGACAAGGAGCGCAAGGCTAGGGCGGACCAGATCGCGTTACAGACGCGGATTGAGTTAGACGAGAGCGTCCACCACGCGATGAGTACGCTGGTGGAGCTGTTGGATTGTGATGACCCGAATGCGCGCTACAAAGCCGCGAAGGACATCTTGGACAGGGCTGGGTTCAAGCCGACAGACAAGCTAGAAGTGACGGCGGAAGTGAAGCGCACACCCAAGGAAATTGAAGCAGAGATCCGGCAGCGGATGGGTGATGAGATCGCGAGCCGGTTGTTGGGCGTAGACTTAAAGCCAGCGGCACCACCAGCGGATTTACCAGCAAAGGTAGTCGAAGCCGAAGATGCGGACTGGGAGAAAGTCGATGGCTGAGTATCGCGGCAAGAAGGTGACTTTGAACAAGCCACGGCGCACACCTGGGAAGCCGAAGAAGTTTGAAGTCTTTGTCAAGAACGATGCGGGCCGCGTGGTACGGGTAGCCTTTGGCGATCAAAAGATGTCGATCAAGAAAGACCAGCCGGCGCGCAAGAAGAGCTACTGCGCTAGGTCAGCCGGTATCAAGGGCAAGAACGACCGGACCAGTGCAAACTACTGGTCAAGACGCATGTGGGGATGTTAATAGATTTGGAAGTGTCACAGCGAGTAGGTTTGACGGGTAAAATTTCTGAGATAATGCCCAGTAGCGATCTATTGGGTCCGTCACAGCATCAAGCTGCCAAACGCCACGCAGGCCATCGGAGCTTACTATGCCAAAGCGATATGTCGGTGAAAAGGACGGCCGACAAGCTGCACTTCCAACCCTTTGTGGGGCTTGAGTGATGAATGTGAACTTAAGCCCGTTGGAGATTGATTTTTTGTTGCGGGAGTTGCAGGCGAATCAGGGCATGATTGCGCCGAGTGCAAGCATACCAGCGTATTACCGCCACAGCATTCAGGAGACTTTACGCGAAGCGCTGATCTTGAACCGCAAGCAGCGCATTGAGTTGCAGGATCAGAAGGTCAAGGCGTTAATGGAAGAAGAAGCCAAACAGAACCAGGGGCTACGATGAGCGAAAACAAGCCGAACAACCCAGCTTTGTGGAGTCGCGCTAAAGCAGCGGCAAAGCGAAAATTTGACGTATACCCATCAGCGTACGCCAATGCCTGGGCTGTGCGCAAGTATCGCGCCATGGGCGGCACCTGGTCTAAAAAAGCCAAGAGTAAAAAAGGCAAGTAATGGCAAAAGGTGGCCTTGATACTTGGTTCAAACAGAAGTGGGTAGACATCAGCCGCAAGCGTAAGGACGGGTCACACCCGCCTTGTGGGCGTAAAAAGGCGAGCAAGTCAAGCAAGGGTTATCCGAAGTGTGTTCCAGCAGCAAAGGCGGCAAAGATGACGGCTTCAGAGAAGGCGTCTGCAGTACGTCGTAAGCGTGCGAAGGCGCAGGGGGTCGGTGGCAAGCCGACGAATGTTTCAACCAAAACTAAAAAAAGGAGCTAGCCATGCCAATGGGCGTTGGATACGGAAACACCAAGAAGAAGAAAAAGAAACCAAAAAGGTACTGATGAAAGGAGTCAAACACTACTTACGCAGTGGCGAAGTCTACAGCGGGCCGACCCATAAGATGAAGGATGGGAAGCTCCACACGGGTGCGAAGCACACTTCATCCAGCAAGCCGCTCTTTCACATGCGCGACTTGAGTGAAACGGCAAAGAAGCGGGCTAAATCAAAACGGGGAAAATGATGCCAGGACTTGCGAAGAAGAAGAAGCTGACACCACGGCAGAAAAAGTTGGCAGCGATGACGCCACCGAGGAACAAGATCACGCGGGGTGATGTGATCACAGCGGCGAAGAAAAAGGCGAAGAAGAAGTGACACGTCAGCAAGCAGACCAGTGGGCCGAAGAACAGTACCTGGACGGCCTGGATGAAGTCCTGAAGCTGCGCGATGAGTACGAGGAGCTACGCCGCACGAACACGATGGACTTCTATGAGCCGTACCCGTATCAGCTCACTTTTCATGAAGCCAAGGATGACGCGGGCCAGCGTGCGCGACAGCGCTGTCTGATGGCAGGGAACAAGGTGGGGAAGACTTTCTGTGGTGCGATGGAGTTGGCCTACCACCTGACCGGAAAGTATCCGAGTTGGTGGACGGGTCACAGGTTCGATAGAGCAATCCATGCGTGGGCGGCAGGGAAGTCGCACTACGCCACACGCGACATTGTACAGAGCGAGTTGGTCGGTGAACCTGGTGATCCTGAGTCTTTTGGCACCGGCGCGATACCAAAGGACTTGATGGTCAAGACGGAGCGCAATCCGGGGGTCCCGAACGCCTTGGGCTTTGTCTTGGTCAAGCATGTCAGTGGCCGCAACAGCCGCCTACAGTTCAAGAGCTATGATGCAGGGCCGGCCAGTTGGATGGGGGTCGCAGTGGATTATGTTTGGCTAGATGAGGAGCCACCACAAGAAATCTATTCGCAAGCGCTGCGTGCTACCTTGAAGTCTGGTGGTCCGGTATCGCTGACGTTCACTCCAGAAGCGGGTGTCACGGGTGTGGTGGCAATGTTCTTAAATGAGCGCAAAGGCGGTCAGGCGCTAGTGCAGGCCACCTGGAACGATGCCCCACACTTGAGCTTAGAAGTACGCGAAGAGATCTTGGCAGCCCTACCACCGCATGAGCGGTTGATGCGTTCTAAGGGCATCCCTACCTTGGGAAGCGGGCAAGTGTTTCCAGTGCCAGAAGATCAGATCCAGGTTTCAGCGTTTGCGATACCAGACCACTTCAGCCGCATCGCCGGTATTGATTTTGGTTTCGACCATCCTACCGCTTGTGTCTGGTTGGCGCATGACCGAGACACCGACACGGTTTATCTATACGACGCCTATCGCGAAAAAGGTTCAGGCATGCTTCAACATGCTGAAGCGATCAAGCACCGTGGTTCTTACATACCAGTCGCCTGGCCGCATGACGGCTCAATTCACGACAAGGGTTCTGGTGAAGCGCTAGCGACACAGTACCGGCGAGCCGGCGTAAATTTTTTGGGTAGTCACTTTTTGAATCCAGAAGGTGGCATTGCCGTGGAGCCTGGTCTGATGTCGCTACTCACTAGGATGCAGACCGGCCGGTTCAAAGTGTTTAATCATTTAGATCAGTGGTTTCAGGAGTTTCGGATGTATCACCGCAAAGACGGGCGGGTGATTCGCAAGCACGATGACTTGATGAGTGCAACCAGGTACGCCTGTCAAAGTTTAAGATACGCGACCACGGTCAACTTCCAGCCCAGACCATCTGTAGCGGTAGGCAGTTTGACAGACGGGACATTTGACCCATTCGACTTCTGGATGCGACACCAGACCAGTGAGAGTTATGGCCCGCTCAACTAGACGCGACACCGACTTCAACATCCGCGAAGCGCTGAAGCGTACCCGCAGTCAGTTGTTGAGTGCCCAGGAATCGGGCAGAGCCGCGCTGGCAGGTTATCAAGAGTTGGCACCACAGTACAACCGAGCGGTTGAGCAAGCGCGTAATTTTCAAAGTACCTTGACGCGGGACTATGATCGTTATGTACAAGACCGCCAGGAAGCGGTGGCGACGTACAATCAGGAGTTACAACGGCGCAAGACTGCCTATGAAACGGCGGCAGGTAGTATTGCAGCACAAGGTCCAAGGATTGAGCAAAATTTTCAGCAAGCTCAACAAAAGTTGCAGGCTTTACAAACGCAGCGGGACACTGCTGGAAAAGAACTGCAACGGCGCTACCAGATCTATGCAGACAACTACCAGACCGTTGTCAGGATTGGTGCGCGTGATTACGAGCAGATGTTGAAGTCTGCACAGGGCAACCCTGCCGAGTATCAGAAGCTAGCGGCAGACACGGGTTACGTTCAACGTTTTGCCGAGCAACAGACCGCAACAATTTTCAGACGCTACCAAGACTATCTAAGCAACACGTACAACCCTGCGGCGCAGGCATTCAGTCAATTTGAAAGTGGTGAATTCCGCCAAGCCGAAGAAGCGTTGTTGAATTTTCGTCAAAATGCCAACAGTGCTGAACCTTTATTGCAGGATTATCAAGCATTTGCGCAGGACACGGGCTTTGTGGACCGTGCCGCAAGTGACACGAAAGCCGTCTATGATGCTAGTCGCCAAGAGTATGGCCGCTTGCAAGCAGCCTATGAAGGCATGACCCCACAGTTGAGCGAGTACACCCGACAGGTAGAAACAGCGAAGCAACAAGTACTTAGTTTGCAGGACATGGCACCGGAGCTTCAGCGCTCCCTAGCTATAGATACTGAAGCCCGCAAGCGTGGGACACGCCGTGATTATCGACGTTCTGTACTGACAGGTGATTTCAAACGACGCGGGTCAGCACGTTGAACGAACTCAGGGCAAAGTTTGGACCTGGGCTAGCCAAGGCGCTGGTGCGGGACAAGACGAGTTACAGTGTAGATGATTTGTTTTTGCTGTTGGAAAAAGGTTCCTGGGTGGAAGCCCATACTGACAAAAGCATTGCCATTGGCGCACCACATACTGAAGTGGACAACGGGCGATCAATTTATTTGCTGCACATCACAGGAACACTGCAGGACATTGTGAAGAATCTACTGCCACAAGGTGAAGAAAAGTTCCGGCAGTTAGGCTATTCAAAATTCTGTCTGTACGGCAATCCAGCCTATTTAAGAATTTTAACCAAGGTTGGTTTTGCATTAAAAGAAATCCATTTGGAGAAAGAACTATGGGCGGCAAAGTAGAAAAACCAAAAGTCATTAAGGACATCCAAAAAGAAGCGGATAAGCAGTTGAAGGGCGCACAGAAAGCGGCAGAAACTGAATTAACCGGCTTGACCGAATCCTTGAAGACTGAGCTGACAGGTGCAGGAAAAACGCTTGGCATGAACACCGAGCAAGATTTTAGCGAGGTAGATTTGGGTCCAGTCCAAGACATTGCAGAAGCGGCCATTGAAATAACAAAATTGCCTGTGCAGGCAGTGGAAGACCTGACAAAGATTGATGTTCCCAAGGTCATTGGTGATGTTACAAGTGAAGCGGTCAGTGGCTCCATCCGACTAGCCCAGGACGCAATACAGGCGGCAAGTCCTATTTTGTCTTCTGCGGTAAAGGTTGCAGAACAACCATTCAAAGCGGTAGAAGACGTTTCAAAAATAGACGCACAAAAAGTTGCGCAGGATGTTTTGACTGGTTCCGCAAACCTAGTAACCGAAACACCTAAAAACCTAGTCACCGTTGCAGAAGAAGCGGTCTTGAAGCCTGCCAGTGATCTGTCAATGTATTTGACAGAAGAAGCCAAAAAAGGTGCTGAACTAGCTTTCAATAATTTAATCAGCCCTTTCCAACCAGGTGAAACCGAAGGCACCGGCAGTGGTCAGGCCACAGGTGGCGACAACCTAGGATCTGCACCAACAATGGGCGACCCAGGTGTAATACCTGAAATGGAGCAAGCAACCACAAAGGCTAATCAGATGACCGAAGAAGAAAGGCTGCGCCGCATCCGCCGCCTGTTATTGAACCGCTATGGCCGTGAAGACACAATTCTTTCTGGCGCAGGTGACACGCGCAGCCGTCGAAGGTATGCGCTATGAGTGATGCTGCAACGCTAGTCCAAGAATACGAAGCGCTCAAAAGCGAGCGGGGCAACTGGGAAAATATGTGGCAGGACATTGCCGAGTTGATGATTCCTAGAAGAGCAGATTTTACGAACCGTTACCGCGCACCTGGGGAGCAACGGCGTGACCGGATCTACGAGTCTACAGCGGTACGTGCCTTGGTTCGTGGTGCTAGTGGTCTACACAACACATTGACCAGTTCGACGGTGCCTTGGTTTGCACTTGAAACCGAAGACCGCGAACTGATGCAGAACCGTCAGGTGCAGCTCTGGTTGGAAGACGCGACCAGGCGCTGCAACTCCGTCTTCAATGCGCCTAGGTCGATGTTCCACCAGTCGGCACACGAATACTACCTGGACCTGCTAGCTTTCGGCACAGGCTGCATGTACGTCACCCAAGAGCCTGGCATGGGGCCGGTTTTCAAGTCGTACTTCTTGGGCCACACCTACATCGCCGAAGGCAAAACCGGCATGATTGATAGCGTCTACCGGCGCTTCGATGACACCGCTAGAAGCTTATATAAGCAGTTTGGCAACAAGCTCCCAGATGAAATTATCAAAGCTGCAGACAAAGAGCCGTTTAGACGCTTTGAGCTATTGCACATTGTCAGACCTAGAAGCAACGCACCAGGTAGAACTGCAAAGCAGAAGCCTTTCTTGAGCGTCTATGTGCATGCAGAAAGCCGCAAGGTCGTGCAAGAAGGTGGCTTTGATGAGATGCCGTACATCGTGTCCAGATGGCAGAAAAACAGTATGGAAGTCTATGGGCGTGGCCCTGGGATCGAAGCGCTGCCCGATGTACGGATGGTCAATGAAATGGAGCGCGTTGGCCTGATTGCGCTGCAGTTGCTGGTTTCGCCACCGCTCTTAGTGCCGGACGACGGATTTTTGGCACCCGTAAGGACATCGCCAGGAAGTCTGAACTACTACCGAGCGGGTCTAGGACCACAAGACCGCATAGCACCGCTACAAACTGGCGGCAGAGTCGATTTGAACGAAGCCAAAATAGGTCAAGTCCGCGCAGCCATAGAACGTACATTTTATTTAGACTTGCTGGAACTACCTGGACCTACGGCTGCAGACGGTGATGTCCTGCGCTTCAGTGCTACCGAAATCGCCGCCAGGCAGCGAGACAGGCTAAACATCTTAGGGCCGATAGTCGCTAGGCAGGAAGCCGAGTTTCTAGGGCCACTGGTGATCCGCACGCTTTCGGTGATGCTGCGTTCACAGATGCTACCACCACCGCCACAGGTGCTATTGGATGCCGACTTCAAGGTGGCTTACAGCAATCCGGTAGCGATTGCTCAACGTGCAGGCGAGTTGGCTTCGATCAGTCAGTTGATCCAGTTCCTGGTGCCGTTTGCGCAGTTGGACCCAACGGTCATCCAACGTTTCCAGACTTCCAGGGTGGCGGAGTTGGCTGCAGAGATCCTGAAGGTGAGTCCAAGCGTGTTTAAGTCTACAGATGAAATGATGCAAGAACAGCAAGCCGAAGCAGCACAGGCCGCAGCACAGCAGGAGTTGGTACAAGCAAACGCCATTGCGGAACAACAAAACTTAATTTCGATGAGCCGCAGAAACGAAAGCGTCGCTACACTGAATGAAGCAAGGGCACAGAGCGCATGAGACTAACGGAAAAAGAAAAGAAGCGACTAGCAGACTACCGCACCATTTTTGAAGGTCCACAAGGCCAGCGTGTCTTAGCAGACCTTTGTCACCGGCATGGTATTTTCGATCCATGTCACGTTCCTGGCGACCCATACACCACGGCTTATAATGATGGACGGCGTTCTGTGGTTGTTGATTTGCTGCGTTACTTGGGCACTGACCTGGAGCGGCTTAATAACCTTATAGACCTACCATATGGAAGCTACGACCCAAGAGACAGCGCCGACCGAGTTGCTGCCATCTGAAGCACCGATAGAGCCTAGTCAGACTGGCTTGACCCCAGAAGGCACCGCAGAGGCGGTCAACGGGTTAGCGTTTGATCCGCGCAGTTTGCCTGAAGACCTAGCGAACGAACCGAGCCTGCGCAGTTTTGATGACGTTTCGAAGTTGGCGAAGAGCTACGTTCACCTAGTTAAAAGGTTAGGCGCACCGCCAGAACAGATCGTGCGGCTACCCAGTTCTGAAGATGATCCGTCCTGGTCAGAAGTGTATGAGCGTCTAGGGCGCCCAAATGACCCAGCCGGTTACGACATCCACGCCGACAATGAAACGACACGACAGTTTTTGCAGGAAGCTCACAAACTGGGGCTGAACAAGAATCAGGTCCGCAACATCTATGATTGGTACAATAAAAACAGTGAGTTAAGCAACACCGCTGCCAAGGATGAGTTTGAACAGCAGCAGCAGAATTATGTACACGCGCTGAAGCAGGACTGGGGAAGAGACTACGAAGCGAATAGCGACATCGCACGCCGTGCGTTCTTACAGCTAGCCGATGGCGAAACCTTGAAGCTGGTTGAAGAGACTGGACTCGGCAATCATCCTGGTTTGGTCAAGCTGATGAACAAAGTGGGCCGCATGATGTCCGAGGACGGCTTGCTACAGAACGATGTAGGCACCAATTCGAACGGTGGCAGAGCAGACATTGAAAGCCGCTTGTCTGAACTGATGGCACCAGATGGCCCGTACTGGGATGGAATGCACAGAGATCATGATAAATACGTCGCCGAAGCTCTACGTCTGCGGGAACTGTTGACATGACAGCGCAGGAAATCCGCGAATTGCGGATGGAAGTACTGCGCCTAGCGGTAGAAAATGGGACGCCTGCAGACGTAAACGATCCGATTGAGCTTGCAAATAAGTACTATAATTTTGTATGTCAAGATGAAGGGTTCAGACTAGAACCACCGAAACCACCGCCTAGCCGACGTAAGCGCTAGGCACTATCCGCCATGCGATGGCTGCGGCTCGGACAATCGTTTGACCCGTAATTTTCGCAACCTACCCAGAGCCTTCCCCCGCGAAGACAACTCTAATTTGAGCATGGCCGCTTAAATTGGAGTTGATCCGTGTCTTCACAGATTACAACGGCGTTTGTACAGCAGTACAGCGCCAACCTACAGCATCTTAGCCAGCAAAAAGGTTCACGGCTCCGTGGAGCGGTGCGCGTCGAAGCGGTTCGAGGAAAGCAAGCCTTTTTTGATCAGATTGGGAGCCAGAGCGCTTCTGTTCGAACTACCAGAGCCGCAGATACGCTGCTGAATGATACACCACACGCTAGGCGCATGGTGACGTTGGCAGATTATGAAGTAGCCGATCTCATCGACGATCAAGACAAGTTACGGATGATCGTTGACCCTACCAGCAGTTACGCACAAGCCCAGGCATTCGCCATTGGCCGCAGCATGGACGACGTGATCATCACCGCAGCCACAGGTGACGCGAAGACCGGCGAAACTGGCGGGACCACAACCAGTTTACCAAGCGCCCAGAAAGTATTGGTCAACCATTCAGGGTCCAGCGAAGGTTTGACAATCGGCAAGCTGCGAGAAGCCAAGTTCAAATTGGACAACAACAGCGTTGACCCAAGCATCCCGCGTGTAATGGTGGTCGGGCCAAAGCAGATCCAAGATTTGCTGGCAACTACACAGATAACATCAAGTGATTTCAACACCGTCAAGGCGCTGGTTCAAGGCGATGTCGATACTTTTATGGGCTTTCAGTTCATCACCAGTACCCGACTGGCTCATAACAGCGGCACCGATGTCAGAACCTGCTTCGCGTATGCAGTAGACGGCATCACGTTAGCGGTTGCCAAAGACCTGACGGTGCGAATTGACGAAAGACCAGACAAGGGCTACGCAACGCAGGTGTATGCCTGTATGAGCATTGGCGCTACGCGGATGGAAGAAGAAAAGGTCGTTGAAATTTCTTGTGACGAATCGCCATAACCAGGAGCTGAATAATGGCAAATAATAACACCACCAAAATCACCAACATTACGGCAGATCCTTCTGTCAATGTTGATGCCGCTGAAGCCCACGGGCGGATGCGGGTCTGGTATGACAGCTTTGAAGCCAGTTCTACAGCTTCAGGCGATACGATAACGTTTTCACGAATGCCGAAAGGCGCAACCATCTATCAAGTTCGCGTCGTTGCGGATGCGTTAGGTTCTAGTGTAACGATCAAGGTCGGCGATTCAGGGGATGACGACCGCTTCATCACGGCAACGACAATGAACACCGCGAACCTTGTGACCGAAACCAACGCCATCGCAGGCGTGGCCTACAACTACACGGCAGAAACCGACTTGATTGCTACTGTTGGCGGTGCTGCCGCCACCGGTACGATTAAGTTTATGGTGTTTTATAGTTTAGGAGACTAATGACCAGCGTCGTTCAGATTTGTAACATTGCTTTATCCAACTTGGGTGAAGCGAAAATCGCGGCGCTGACGGACGAAAACGAGCGTGCGCGGCAGTGTAATCTTCGCTACGAAGACTGCAGGGATGCCGTGCTACGCTCACACCCTTGGAACGCTGCAGTTACGCGAGTAGCGCTTGCTGCCAACGTGACTGCACCTGCCTGGGGGTTTGCAAAAAAGTTTGCCCTTCCCGCCGACTGTCTTCGCGTCTTGGACATTGAAGACTTTTACCAGAGTTACAAAGTAGAAGGCCGCTTTGTGTTCACCGACGCGACAGCAGTCAACCTGCTTTATATTGCCAAAGTCACCGACCCAACACAGTTTGATAGCCTGCTCTTGCACGCCGTAGCGATGAAGCTAGCTAGCGAAATTGCAGAAGCGCTGACTGGTCGAGCGGAGTTGCGTGACCGGATGTTATCAAAGTATTTACAGATCCTTGCTGAAGCGCGTGGGGTGGACAGTCAAGAGCGCAGTCAAGCAGGCGAGTTCTTAGCGGACGGGTTCATCAACGCAAGGCTTGTAGGTTCAACCTACCGGCGAGCAGTACCGGCAAGCTAATGCGAATCCAAGCTCTCCAATCCAGCTTTGCAGACGGTCAGATCAGCCCGCGTATGCAGGGAATGGTTGAACTAGAGTCCTATAAGTCCAGCCTAGCCACGCTTGAGAATATGGTCGTTTTGCCGCAGGGCAGTCTTACCCGCCGGCCAGGCACCTTCTTTGCGGCGACGACCAAAGCCAATGGCGCAGCTAGGCTGATCCCGTTCAGTCGCGGCCAGGGTACTAGTTTAGTGCTTGAGTTTGGCAACCTATACATAAGGTTTTTTGCCAACGATGGTCCTGTGCGTACTGATGATATTTCAGCAACCTACAGCCAAAGCACGACCACGGTCACGGTAACAAAATCCAGCCACGGCTACAGCGCAAGCGATGAAGTCTACCTAGATTTTACTTCAGGCAATGGTGTTGACGGCTTCTACACAATTGCGACTGTAGCAGACGCCAATACTTTCACCGTCACCAGCACGACATCACAGACCACCAGCGGCAACGTAAACATCAGCCAACGCTTTGAAGTAACCACGACGTACACCGCGAGCCAGGTCAACGACATCGCCTTTACTCAGAGCGCGGATGTCTTGTTCCTAGTTCATCCAGACCATGTCCCCGCCCGCCTAGAAAGAAACGCGACCAATTCTTGGGCGCTGACGAATTTGCTGCCTTCCGTCATTAGCGGCACTTACACCCGCCCTGCAACGGTATTAACCGATGGCCCATTTAAGGCCATGAACACGACAGACACCACGCTGACGGTGGCGCTGGCAGCCAATTCAAATTTCACAACATCCTTTAGCGATGGATCACTAAGCCTGGAAGAAGTGGGTACAGTTAGTCCGAGTAATGTCGATGTCGCGACCAACGCTTTTACGCTAGCGAATCATCCGCTAGTGAACGGTATGAAAGTTCAGTTCAGCAGCATACCGTCTGGGTTTGCCAGTACACCCACTTTATCGGCGACCACTGATTACTTCGTAGTCAGCGCCACACAGAATACGTTCAAACTCGCAACCAGTGCAGGCGGCACGCCGGTGGACATCACTGCCGCACCGACTTCTGCCGACCTAACCGTCAACAAGAGTTTTGTTGACAAAGATGTTTATATCAAAGTCACCGCAAGTGCCACAACAGGCATCAACGATGATACGGGCTTTCAAACGACAGACGTTGGGCGCTACATCCGGCTGAATACTGAAATCGCACCGCAGATCAAGCATGGTTATGGAGAGATTGTAGAGCGCACCAGTACGACGGTTGTTCTAGTACAACTCAAGACTGCAATTGCCGGTGTAGGCGCAACTACAGAGTGGCAGCTTGGTTCTTTCAGTGGCACGACGGGCTACCCAAGGACCGTGCAACTCTATCAGCAAAGGTTGGTCTTCGCTGGCACTGCAGAAGAAAGTCAGACGATCTTTCTGTCTAAGACTGCGGACTTCTTCAACTTTTCAGCCACGGAACCGCTAGGCCAGCAGACCGGACAGCGCGATAGTAGCGGGCGAAGTATTGTGGGAGAGCAAATTTTTGAGGATGCCGCAATCAGTCTGACGATTAGCAGTGACACCGTGGATCAGATCGAATGGGTTTCTGAGGATCAGCGGCTCACCATAGGGACTTCAGGCGGCATCTATCAATTGTACGGCAGTTCTGATGACCTGACGTTGACGCCGTTTAACTTCAGCATCACGAAAGTCAGCGCCTGGGCATGCGATCCAACAGCC